AGATGTTGATGGGAAGGCAGTATTAGATAGCCCACCACTAGAAGTATATGAAATTGCATCCGATGTCTGGATCAATTGCACAGAAGAGCACATGATCAAAATTGAAGATATGTGCGATAAATACCTGACGACCATTGACCATGAAACCGGGATTGCAATACCCCCAACTGTGAACGAGATACTTTTATGTGCAGCAGATAACGCGGATAGGTGTTTTGATATTAACGTATATCACCCAGAACCTGATGGGTGGATGATGGTTAGAGCATGTAAAGATACGCTATGTTCTACTTGGGCATACACACCCATTCCCGAACCCGGATTTGGGCTGATAATGGTAGCGGGAGCAATCCTATTGAGCATGTTAGGAAGATTAAATGGCAACAGAAGAAGAAGGCTATCAAGGCAATCCACTTCTTAAGAAGGTTGGAGTCAATCACGACTATACTCCAGATGAGATTAAGGAGTATGTCAAGTGTGCCAAAGATCCAATCTACTTCATCAGGAACTATGTCAAGATCGTCAGCCTAGATGAGGGTCTGGTCCCTTTCGAGATGTATGACTTTCAAGAAAAGATCATCCGAACCGTCCATGAGAACCGATTCACCATCGGTAAGCTCCCCCGCCAGACGGGAAAGGCTTTATCACTTGATACTCCAATCCCTACTCCTTATGGCTGGACGATTATGGGTGATATTGAGATTGGTGATGAAATTCTAGGAGCAGATGGAACCCCAACAAGGGTTACATTTGCCACAGAAGTAATGCACGACCATAAGATATATGAGCTAGAGTTTGATACTGGAGTTTCGATAAAAGCAGACGCAGAACACCTTTGGAATGTTTCATGCTCAGATTGGCGAAATGTAACTAAGACAATCACAACTAAAGAGTTAGTCAAGCAGCATCAAACAAAAAGAGATGGTGGCCGACCAATCTATATTGAAACAACCGAACCAATTCAATACTCCAATAAAGACGTTGATATTTCTCCTTGGGTGTTGGGTTTTTGGTTAGGTGATGGAAATGCGCGCGACGGTAGATATACCTCAGCCCATGATGATAACACATTCATCACCGAGGAAATTAAGAGGCATGGTTATATTGTATCGGAGCCAATTCGGGACAAAAGGCAACCAAATACAGAACGAACTACAATTTACAATTTGTACCCGATGCTGCGGAGAATGAATCTTCTTGGTAACAAGCACATCCCATCGCAATATATCTATGGATCAATTGATCAAAGATTAGCTCTGGTTCAAGGTCTTATGGATTCTGATGGATCTGTTGGTAAGAATGGAGCTTGTGAATTCTATCAAAAGAGCCGAAATATCATAGATTCATTTCGGCAGATTCTCTTTTCTTTAGGCATCAAGAATCGAATCCGAGAAAAGCAGATCAATGGTGAAATCTACTATACTGTATCATTTGCTACAACTCGTTTTGATTTGTTTCGTCTGCCACGGAAACTTGAGCGACAGCAAAAATGTATGAATCATCCAAAACTAAATCGACACTACATCAATCGAATCTCGGAAATCGACAGTGTTCCTGTACGATGTATTCAAGTAGACAATGATGATCATCTCTTCCTTTGTAGCGAGGCGATGATTCCAACACACAATACAACTACCATCTGCGCTTACTTCCTCCATTACACGCTATTTAATGACAACGTGAACTGTGCGATCCTTGCGAATAAGGGATCGCTCGCGCGTGATATTTTGGCTCGCTATCAGCTCGCATACGAGAACCTTCCATTCTTTCTACAGCAGGGTGTCCTTGCGTGGAACAAGGGATCAATCGAGCTAGAGAACGGATCAAAGATCATTGCAGCATCCACCTCATCCTCCGCTATTCGAGGTGGATCGTTCAACATGCTACTGCTGGATGAGTTCGCGTTCGTTCCCAGACACATTGCTGAAGAGTTCTTCGCTTCTACATATCCGACCATCTCTTCTGGTAAGACCACCAAGATGGTCATCATTTCTACCCCTTGTGGCATGAATCACTACTATAGAATGTGGATGGACGCAAACGAGGGGAAGTCGGAATACGTTCCGGTGGAGGTACATTGGTCCGAAGTTCCGGGGAGAGATGACGAGTGGAAGGAATCTACGATTCGCAACACCTCCAAGGAACAGTTCGCACAAGAATTCGAGTGTCAGTTCGTCGGCTCCCAGAATACACTAATCAGCGCAACGAAGCTGAAGGAAATGCCATTTATTGATCCAATATCAACAAATGGGCAGCTCGATGTGTATAGAAATCCAGAGCCGGATCATATCTATACAATCACGGTGGATGTTAGTCACGGAGAGGGTCTCGACTTCTCGACATTTTCGGTTATTGACTGCGGGCAGTTCCCCTATCGCGTAGTGGCTAAGTATCGGTCAAGTAGCATTTCTCCGCTCGAATATCCTACGGTTATACAGAATGTGGCTAAAACTTACAATAATGCGTGGGTGTTAGTTGAGATCAACGACATTGGGCAGCAAGTCGCGACTATTCTTCATGAGGATCTGGAGTATGATCACCTCCTCTATGTGACAACACGGGGTCGCGCTGGGCAGGGGCTCGGAACTGGATTTGGAGCGGGGCAACTCCAATTCGGTATCAAGACGAGCAAGAAGGTAAAGCAGATCGGCTGCGCGAATCTAAAGAATCTGATTGAAGCAGATCGACTGATCGTGGAGGATTTTGATACGATCTGCGAAATGACCAGCTTCATCGCAAAGGGATACAGCTACGAAGCTGAGCCTGGGCACCACGACGACCTTATGATGAATCTGGTGCTATTTGCGTGGTGTACCACGGAGCCATACTTCAAGGATGTGACAAACACCGATACCCATAAGAAGATGGTGTTGGAGAAGCTGAAGCGCGAGGAGCTTCGACAAAAAGAGTCCGAAGAGAGGGAAATGGAACACTTGGTCCCATTCGGCATTATCAGCACCCCAGATCCAGACGCAGATAAATACAGAATAGCAAGAGAGGGAAGTGACTCTTGGATATGGGCAGGCGACGACGACTGGTAAGCAGAAATCGGTGATTTTATAAATATCTCCCAGAAGAGCAGCCCAGACGGACATGGGCACAATTTACGAAGGAGAGATAGATATGGCCTTCCAGATTTCACCGGGTGTTCAGGTCAATGAAGTTGATCTTACTACCATCATCCCGGCAGTCGCTACTACAGATGGTGCCTTTGTCGGTACGTTCGCATGGGGACCATGTGACGAGATTGTGTTGATTGACTCACAGTCGGCTCTCGTCAGTCGTTTCGGCAAGCCTAACGCTTCCAACTTTCAGCATTGGTTTACCGCTTCCAACTTTCTTGACTATGGTAACTCGCTGAAGGTTATTCGTGTCGTTAATAGTTCAGACAGCACAGGAGCAAACAACGCATCCGTTACTGGCGGCGAGCGAATCATCAAGAACCGAAGTGATTATGACACAGGAACCGCTATTACTGGAGCAGGAGACTGGATCGCAAAGTATCCGGGTGCTCTCGGAAACTCTTTGCGAGTTTCATTGTGTGATTCGATTGCTGGGCAGTTTGTCAACGCAGCATCAAACTTCTCTGCGAATGTGGCAGCAGGATCTCGCGTTGTCAGATTCGCGAATAATTCGAATCATAATAATGAGTTTGTTAAGGGTGATATTATCAAGTTTGTATACACAAACGACGCGCCCGAAACGGATCGAGGAGCAACAACGGAAACGAATATTCCGGCAGGTACATATCAGGTTGTCTCCAACGAGAATGCACATGAAATTACCGTAGATAGAGAGTTTGCTGTCAGCGCAAACAACATGATCGTTCATCGACAGTGGGAATTCTACAACAACTTCGATACTGCTCCAGGCACATCAGAATATGCTGACGCTCGCAGCGCGTCGCTAGATGAATTCCATCTTGCAATTTCAGATAAGGATGGGAAAATTACAGGAACAAAGGGAACGGTTCTTGAGACATTTGCCAATCTATCCAAAGCCTTTGATGCGAAAAATAGCGACGGAACATCAAACTACTACAAGGATGTAATTAATAATCAAAGTGAATGGATTTGGGTTGGAGAAACTATTGCATCCACAAAGGACAATAGTGGGTATAGTTTCGGAGATACGATTGATCCATCAACTCCTAAAACATTTGAGCAGGCTCACAAATCAGGTAATATATATCTTCCAACCACACATCCACTCAAACAAGGAACGGATGGAAATGCAAGCACCCCTGGTCCATTCCAGCTTGGATATGATATTCTGAATAATCCAGAAGAAGTTGATCTGTCGTTGGTATTGTGCGGACCACATGGAGGAACAGTTTCCCGATATGTGATCGACAATCTCGTTGAAGACAGAAGGGATTGCGTTGCGTTCCTCTCCCCAGAACAATCCGATTGTGTTAATGTC